GTTTTAGCAATTGCTTCAATTTTATTTTTATCTGAACCTCCAGGAATTATCTTTTCTCCTGTAGTTTCTTCTATAACTTTTGCTGCCTCAGGTGTTATATTGTCTGATATAACTTGTGCATCATTTGCTTCAGCTGTATTTAATTCAGCAGTTGCTGTATCTACTTTTGTCTTGGCTTCTCTTTCTTTTATTTCAAGTTCAGCTAGTTTCTGCGCGTATGTTTCAGCTAATACAGTGTTACCACTTTTTTTTGCATTTTTCACTAATGTTTTTAAGGTTTCAACGCTCTTTGCAACATCCTTATGTTCTTCTATTGCATACTTACGTTTGTATACTTTATCATTTACATTTTGACCAGACTCTGATATATTAGCAGTCCCTAAATTTTCTGATGCATTTTCAACAGCTTGAGCAGCAGAAGAAATAAGAAATTGATCATTACCTTCTAAAGCATTAACTAAAGTTTTTGATGCAGTGTCTAAATTATCTTTTCTTTTAGCTGTAACCTCTTCCATACTATTCATGATAGTACCATCATCATTACCAAAGCCCATAAATACTTCAGCAGCTGGTAAAATAGCTTTACTACCAATTCCAGCATCAGCTAATGCTTGTCTAGCTTTAGCTGCTATATCTTCATCAGAGGGTCTATTAAATATATTTTCTAAATTACCTTGTCGTATATCTGGACTAGATGCTAATGTACCAGGTTTAAACTTACTACCTAGTTTACCATCCCTAACTCTATACCATTCACCATCAATTTTTCTATAGTCTTTTGGTTTACCACTACCAAATTCTATATCTTTAAGTAAAGGAGAGTAAGCACCTTCATATCCAGCAGTCATTGTTTCTAAATCGTCAGCTCTATTTTCTTGAGTTTGCATTTTATTAAACTCTTCATCAGACATACCTTCTCCTATTCCTTGAGGATTATAAGAAGGAACCTCTGGAATTGTAGGAACTCCTGATGCAACATTACCTAAATCTTCTTCATCAGTTGTATCTTTTGCAACTTGCGCAGTTGCTTCTTGTAGTGCTTTATTAATTACAGGATCAGAATGAAAAACTTTACCTATTCCTGGATACACTTCATCTCCAATGTCTAAATACTGTGGAATTTCACCACCCCTATTTTGAGCAATTGAAAAACCTGATTGATAAGTTGTGCCAGGATTTTTTGTTGCTTGCTCATTTAAATTCGAAATAGAATCAACTTCTTGCACATTATCATCAGAATTATTACCTCCAAAAAGATAAGACCAAATTCCTCCTGATGATTCTTTCTCAGGCTTGGGAATTTCGGTAGGTTTCTCAACCTCTAAGTTTGTAATATTACCTACAGCATCTAAGTTTGGTTTAGGTTCAGGTAAAGATATTTCTCTAGGCTCTATAAATTTATTAGTTCTATTTTGCCATCCTTCTAAAAACTTTTCTTTTAAAGGATTGTTATCTGCTACTTTATTATAATAATTTAATCGTGCTATACCATATGAAGTATCAAAGTTTCCTTTATTATTATAATTATTTGCAGCTTTAATTGTTTGTGGTCCTAAAAAATTATCAACGTCTATCTTTGATCCTTCAGGTAATGTACTATTTATTTCTTTTTGTAATAATTCTACTGCTCTACCAGGTCCTGCATTAATAGCCATGTCTAAAACATTATGCTGCATGTAATCAGGTAGCTGATCTATTTTATATTTCTTATAATAATATTTTTTATAAATATCTTTAGCACCTTTTTCTGTAAGATTTTTAAGATCTTCTATAGTTGCTTTTGGATTTATATGTTCTCTGTATGTTTCTAAAGTAACTCCATACTTTGTAGGCTTATCACCTTCGTAATGAGTAAACTGATCTCCACCACCCTTAGCTTTTTCAGAACCCATAATTTGGTTAATCATAGAGTCTACTTCTTTACCTGATTTAGCATACATAGGAATTTCACCGTTCTGTATATCTCTACCTACATCATTCATTTGTTTAATCTGTGGTCCGTATAAATCTACTGCTTCCTTGTTAACAACAAATTCTCCAGGAGTAAGCCAAGCCGGTACAGTATCAGATCCTCTAGGTTCACCAGGATGGTTCTTAGCTAACCCTCCCACTGCTTCATACTGAGGTATCATAGAAGTCATAGGAGGAACTTCTAATTGTCCGTCAGTAGTAATTTCTATTGATCTCATATTCCCGTATCGATCTTTTTCAGTAGTCTTATACTTCATATTAAACTCCTAGTTCTTATATTCGATAGTCTCTTTCCTTTCCATCTTTACAGATTTATTATTTGAAAGAGGTCCAGATGCTGCAGTCATTCCACCATGTTCTTTATATTGTGGCATTAGCATACTTGCTAAAGGTCCTTTATATTTACCTAAATCTAATCCCATTAGTCCACCCATATTAGCATGTACTGCTCCACCTTCATTAAACAAACCAAATCTTTTTCCTAACAGACCTAAACCTATAGCCCAACCAATAGGATTAGAAGCTAACGCTGTCATTATACCAGCACCTCCAGTAGTAGCACCTGTAGTAGCAACCTTAGCAGCTTCACCACCTAATCCTGTAAGTAAAGGTGAAGCTCCACCAGTAGCACCTCCCATTGCAGCAGTAGCTTTAGGCGCAAACATTTTACCTAGAAAACTTCCACCTTTATCAATTGCCATATCAGCGCCTTTCATTCCAATTTTACCAGCTACATCAGCACCAGCAGCTTTTGCAACTTCTATTATTGGGTCTTTTTTTTCCTGTGTTTGCATAGGTTGTGGTTGATACCTTGCACGCTGTAGCATTCTTTTTGCTTCTTCCTCATCATACGGCCTAGCTAATTCTATAACCATTATTTACCTCCACCACCAGTAGTTGTTTGTGTTTGTTGTTGAGGTGCAGCACCTAAGTAACCAAAGTATCTTGAAGCTGCTGTAGCAGGTGCATCTAATTTTTGTTGTGCAAATGCTTGTTGTGCACTACCTACTTGACCAAGTCCCTTAGCGCCTCCTTGTATATCTTGTTGTCGTTGTTGTTGAAATTGCATTGATTTATCACCAACTGCACTAGCCATCATTTTCTGAGCTCTTGCTGATCCACCATAACCACCAAGTGCTGCTTGTCCAGCTGCTGAACCTACTACATTTTGTATATCACGATTCATAGCATTCGTGTAATCAAATGCGCCAGTCCCAGCAATAGCTTGTTCAGCTAAAGCTTTTTGTGCATCAAGTGCAGCTGTTTGACTAGGATCCATTGCTGCTACAATACTACTTGTATCACCATCTCTAATCTTAGCCATGTCACCTTCATACTGAGATGTAACATCTTTTAAAACTGTTTCTAAATAAGGCTTGAACTCTGGATCAATACCTGATTGAGTAACTGTTTGTTGTGGCGCGCTTCTTCCTCCACCCATAATTTATTCTCCTATGATACCTCTTATCGAAGTACTTAATTTAGCATTGTATCTTTTTGCTAATAGTTTTCCATATCTCAATGAATCACTTTCCCCTCTCACTGAGTCTGCTCTCCAGTGTTTACCACCATGCTTTTTAGTATGCTCTATCATAGCATCAAATAATTTATATACTACGTAAGCATTATTCTTATTCTCTAAATTTACAATACAATCTTTAACATCCATTATATATTTGTTATTATAATAATTAACATACGCATGTGCTGTTAAAAATCCTTGTATGTTATGTTCATTATAACAACCTATTGCTAAATAATGTGGATTTGTTTTTTGATATTCAACTATATCTAAAAAGTATCTCATCCATACAGCTTCATTATATTCAAAGCCATGAAACTCACCATTGATTGTAACGTATTCTTTCATTAAACGTATTGCGTCTAATGTATCATTGTCTTCTATTAATCTTATCTTCAATTACTTTGGCTCCTCAGGAAATACAATCGTATCAGGATCTGTAACTCCTTTAGTTATATCTCTAAGTTGTTGTCTATAAGTTTTCCATGCATCTTGTGTACTTGGATATGTGCTATCAGCTAACTGTGTATAGTCTGAGTTAGTTAGTAGTGTATTTCTTTTATTTCTTACTTTTGTAAATTTTAATTCGTTAGTTTTAATAAGAGTTTTTTTAACTTCATCATAATAATATCCTATTGAATCCGCTAAATTAACTGTAATCATACTATTATCAATAACTACTTTTTCTCCGTCTTTTAAATCATCCCAATAACCAGTTTCAGATTGCATAAATTCTAAAAGAATATTATCTTTATTAAGTTTTAATTTAATTGTCATAATCTTTTAACCTCTATAACTGTAGCACTTGCATTAGAACTAGTTAAACCACCATTCTCTCCAGTTGTTGTTGAGCTAGTAGATATAGTATAAGCTGTATTTTTAGCTACTGAAAATTTAAAAGCATTTGTAGCAACTTTACCTCCTTCACCATTAGAAGTAGAAATACTTGCATTTGCATTATTTCCAGAAAAAGTTACAGTAATACTACCAGCATGCCTAGCACTAGTAGCAGCACCTGTAACAGCTAAGAATACAATAACATCTGTATTTATATTAGCTATATTAGATGAAGTAAAACTTATAAGAGTTCCAGTACCATTACCACCATAAACAGCAGTAACAATTCCTTCAACTAAATTTTCTGCTTTAATTTCACCAGTTATAGTTATATTAGTTACATCAATATCAACAGCTGAAATACTACCTGCAGTAATAGCTCCTATATTAGCATCAATAGCTGCTAGTCCTCCTGCACCTACACTTATTGCATCAGCACTAACTGTACCATCAACTATTACACTACCTTGTACAGTTGAGTTACCTCTAATATTAACATTATTAAAATCAGCATTACCCGTTGCTCTTTCTATTTTCCAACCAGCACTATTTGGACTATAAGTATCAGACTGTAAATCAGAACCAATAGGTATAACTCCTTCTACAGTTCCAAAAGTTATTATCTGACCATTAGTAACTTCACTAGTTTCTACATGAAATGTAACTTGCCAATGCTTATCTGCTATAGTTGTACCACCACCCATGGCAGAAGTGATAGGAACATATTGCCAACCTGATGTTAATCCTGTAAATACACCCGAATCATAATCATAACCAGTTGCTGTTGGCGCTGAAGGTTTATTAGCATCTGTAGCTGCTACATTATAATATAGTATACCGTTAGCTACTGCACCACCATATAATAGTTTAGGGTTACTCCACTTAGCTGTAACTGTTTGACCAGCTTGTCCTTTTATTTTAGCTTCACAAAACCATACATTAACACCAGCTCTATTTAGTTTTGTTTTAGTCCAGTTACTACTTGAAGTCCATACAGCACCTGATACTTGATAAGATGTTGTACCTGGATTAGTAGGTCTTGCTGCTACTTCTCTGTATTGTTTTATTATAACATCTATTTCTTCATCTGAATATGCTGAGAATGTTGCACCCGTAACAGGTAAAGTAGGTAATGAATCTGTGTATGCAACGTATGCAACAAAGCCATCACCGTCTGCAAATGGTGTAAACTGTTGTACTGCGCCATCTTGTGTTTTAGAATATACTGCAACTAAAGATTCAGAAGTATTTACTGATTCATTTATATTATCTATTTGATGTTGTATTCTGTTAGTAGCTTCAGTAACTTGTTTTTCCCATGCAGATTGCGAGGGATCCTTATCATTATATTGTGAAGGTTCTGTAATCGTCATCTTGTTCCTCCATCTTGTACTTCAATTTGAATACCAGATAAATTCCACGATGTTGATGTAGCTGTGCCATCATCTATTTTATAACTAATAAATCTTCCATTTAATCTAGCATCTGATTTATATGAAGTAGCTACATTAAATGTATTTGTTTTAGTAGAAGAACTTGTAAAATCTATTGTAGCTCCTGGACTATTACTTGAAAGTGTTTTAATATTTAATGTACCAATACCTTGAGTTAATAATGCTATTGAGTTAAATGCTTCTG